TTGAACGCAGCGGCGTAATCGTCGTACGGTCCGCACTCCTGCCAAAACTCGACGACACGTAAGGACCATGAGGCAACTCCCCAAGCGTAGGTGGTATGGTGCTGGCTGACTGGCCCCTTGTCGAAAATCCAATCCTCGGCGTCCAAAATGCCGAAGCGCGTCGCTTGCGTAGTAGCGAAGATGCCAAGCCAGAAGTCGGCGGCCGGCGGCACGGACATGAAAATCTGCTCGGGGAAAAAGGTGTCGGGCATCGCGAAGAAGTATCGGTCGGACGTAAATGCGAAACTGCATGTGATAGCTCCCCAAATTTCTTTTGCGTGTTCAGGCTGGAGTGTGTAGTAGATTTCCAGCTCACGGGATAGTTTAGGCCAGCTCTCGATGTTGCCGACCTGCATCTGGATCTTATCGTACTTCGTAATGACGACTGCTGTGTCTGCGCCTCCCATACTACCTGCTGCAAGAGCGTGCTGTAATAATGACCGATACATTTCACTACCTCTGGCGACGGGAAGGAGCTCTTTGTGAGTACGTAAGCCCCATCTCACCGCTGCTCCCGCGGCCGGAATTACAAGACATGTCTTATCCATCTTAGCGGTCCAATCTAAGCAAGTCGAAGGCTTCGATTCGTGCTCTAGGATCTTCGAATAAAGCTCCTCGGACAGCGCTTGTAACTGTGCTGGTTCCATGGGCCTTAACCCCCCGGTGTGTCATACAAGTATGCTCTGCATCTAGGACTACGAGTACTCCGATCGGATGTAGCTTTTCGACCAAGAAGTCTGCAATGTTACGAGTGATGTCCTCTTGAACTTGAGGACCGCGTGAGAAACTATGTACTGTCCTAGCAATCTTCGATAGGCCAGGCAAGAGTCTATCCGGAACATATGCAACATGCGCTTTACCGAAGAACGGTGCGAAGTGATGAGCGCATAGCGAGGTAAAAGATATGTCGCGTATGACGACGATTCCACAGTCCCCTTCTTGGCCTGGCTCGGCCTGAGGATTATTAAACGTGGTGAACGTCCAAGGCTCGTCACTGAAAAGTTCATGCAGCATACCCATATAGCGTCTTGGAGTCTCTTCGAGATGTTGCGAGGTGTCGGGACCGTATCCGATAGTCTCAAGTAGTTCCGTGAATAAGACTTCAGCAGCATCCCATGCCTCCTTACTAGCTCTTGGGGGGCTTATTTGTATTTGTTTCATCATACTCCTCTCCGCGATCCGTATACTATGGCATGTAGTTGGGGTAAAATCCGAAAATCGTACGTCCACATATGCCAGCGACGATCGAAGAACTCATTGTATAGAAGCTCGAGATCGTTCAGGACTTGGACTCGTACTTCGTCTCTAATGCGGTTAAAATGCGTGACAGGGGTGATAATTATTGGCCAGCGTGCTATATCCATTCGATTCTTAACCATCACGTCGTCGATGAAATTCATGTCATCCGGGAAGGTGCTTGCGCGGGGATCGAGTACGAACTTGAATTGCAATTGTATTCGGGGGTTACCAGCGGGTAGAAGAAACCAAGTAGCGAGATCTGGAAAGACGGTTGTCGTAGCTGCGGATGGTAGTTTAGGAGCCATGCTGATGAGTGTCGGAATCTTAGTGCTAGGAAGGGCCGGATTGCAACCGAAAGCTCCGCTTGTCTCCCAAGTAATGTGCGAAATGTAGTGGTGTGTAAGTTCTTGGAGAAATTCGTCCAAGGCGTAGTGTGGGTGCTCAAATGGCTCACCTCCTGTAATAACTAAGTTCGGACAGTCTAGAGTTCGGACGAGATCCGCGGCTTGCTTTGGGGTATAGTTCCTACCTCCCGAAGCCTTCCACGAATACTTAGTGTCGCACCAATGACAGCCTACACTACAACCAGCCAGCCGTAAGAAAGTGACTGGCTGGCCGATACGCGAACCTTCGCCTTGATATGCGGGATAACATTCTAGTATTCTAATCGACATGATCTATCCCCCAGAAGGTTTCAGTATATTGTGCGCTACTTGTCGGAGTCTCGTACACTTTAACGGTTAGGCTAAAGAGATCGTTGACCACTGGACATTTTTGCTTGAACCACGCCAATATTCTTCCGCAAGCGATAACCGCGATGTTCTCGGCTGTGGGGTTGCAACCAAAGGCAATGACTCGCGACGGATCGTCAAGTCCAAGAAAACTGAGCGTCTGCGGATCGAGTCTAACGAGTCGTTGAGTGATGTCTGATTCAGTAAGTGGACAAAGATAGGCGTGATCCCAGCGTCCCACCGTTTCCGCAAATGCTTGTTTGAGATAAGCGAAGTCCACCAACATTCCAGGAAGAGTGATGCCTTCGACTCGTTCTTCGGTGATAGCATTACCAGTGAGGGTGAGTTCGAATCTATAGCGATGTCCGTGCATATGCCGGCACGGACCGTAATGATTAAGAAGGGTATGGGCCGCGTCGATTTCATAAGTCTTCGTGATGCTAATCATGTTAGCTCCTGTAAGAAATGGGGGGAGTTTTTAGGCTCCCCCTCCAGGTGAAACTACTCGGGCTTCTTAATAGCTACTGCGACTTCTTCCTCTGCAGCTTTTTGAGCTGCCTTCTCTGCGCGCTGCGCGACATAGCCTGTTAGCCACTGCCGGTTTACAAAACGGCGTCCGTGGATAACTACTTCGCTCTCTGGCGCGTTTTTCCGCGTAAGCTGGTGCATATACATCTTGGAGATACCAGTCTCCGCAGCTGCCTGCTCGGCGGTCATAGTACTCGCTTCTACCATCTCTACCGCTTCTTGCAAATTCATGGTACTACCTTTCTGCCTTTCGGCAATGCTATATTAGTCCACCGCCGGATTGCGGTTGACATCTAAAGTTGGCCCCACTTCTGGGCTACAAGTGATTCTACGGCCATAGGGATCCAGTCATCGTCGAGCACCTTAAGCGCAGCAGCTCGCATGAGGTGTTCAAGTTGGCCTTGGACTCTCTCAGCGTCTTCTCGCTTACATTCAACGTAGATGCTGTCGTGGACAAGTAGGAGTACCTTTCCCATGCCATGTTCCTTACACCAATTATGCATATCGATAGCGGCTCGTAAGCAGCAATCAGACGCGGTGCTTTGGATAAGGAAATTGGCAGCTTGATTCTGTATGCGCCACTCGTTATCGGGGGTAATAAGACCGAATCGCCTGACTCTTCCCAAAGGCGTAACCAGAAAACCATCATCAACGGCCTGCCTCCTTGTTTTCTGTAGCCAGTTATAGAGTTTCGGTTTGGCCGCGAAAAACCGATTCATTAAACCATTTGCTTCGGCCATTGAGATTCCACGTTCGACGCTAATGCTACTTGCTGTACGACCGTATACGACACCGAAGTTAAGCATCTTAGCGATCATTCGATCTTCATGTGTAAAGTTTTGTCCAAAGAGATCTATGCAGGTCTCTGTGTGCAAATCTCTGCCGCTCTCCCAAATCTCTTTCATTCCCTCTTCTCGAGCGAACATAGCTGCGATGCGTAGTTCAGCTTGAGAATAGTCCGCGCCGACCATTACGTTTCCTTCTTCGACGATGAAGAGGTTTCGAATACGTTGTGCAGCCTCGTTCTTAGTCGGTCTCGGTACATTCTGTAAGTTCGGCTTGGACGAACTAAGGCGTCCAGTAACGGTTCCATGCAGTTTGAAATCCGTTCGTAAACGACCATCCGGATCCACAGCAGCTCGAATCGGCTGTACATATGTGCTATAAATCTTTTGTCCGTCCCTGTAGGTAAGGAGTAGTTGAATGAAGGGATCGTCCGGGTAGATCTCAGATAGCTTGACGAGTGCTTCATGTGCTGTGCTCCTTGGTTTATGGTTGCGGAATAGCTTGACTTCCCGGTAGCCCATAGTGTCGTACAAATAAGCCGCCACTTGTTTCGGACTTCTCGGATTTATCCCTGGTACTATCTCCTGAAGCTGTTCGACAAGTTCCTCCAGCATTTGGTAGAGATATATCTCCAGTTCGTCAAGTGAATCTTGGTCGATAATGAAGCCGTGATCCTCTATCTCGCCTAGAGCTTTCTGAGCCTCAATCAAGAACTCATATGCGTGTTCAATGTGTACGCGCCGCTCATCGTCTACGATCTCTTCTTGTAACTGCTTGAAGAGGCGTAAAGTATAACAAGCGTCTTGCCCTGCATATCTGTAGAGAACATCGGTTGGTATGGTATCATAGCTATCGCCTTTGCGCTTAAGATGTTCACGTAGTTCTGCTTCATAATCTGGAAGCGCAAGTCGAGTGCTCGCTAAGTACTTTAGTCCGTGTACGCCTAATCTCTCGTCGAGAACGTAGTGCATGAGAAGAGTGTCGTGAGCGTAATCAAAGTCGGGTTCGAGCTTGCGTAAGAAATGTGCATCGAACTTAATGTTATGACCTACCCATTGATTCGTCGTAAGCAGAATACGCTTAACAATGTTTGGGTATGTTTTCCAACTTCCGGGTGTAAGTACTACGCTACGGTTTTCCGTTAAGCCGATGCTAATGCACAGTAGAGAATCTCGTTCGGCGTTGAAGCCGGTTGTCTCTACGTCGATTGTAGGGTGTGGGTACTTTCCACTGCCTAGCGTTTCATATACCTGCCGCAACTTAACGAGATCGGCGTCGATGACGGTGTTCTGGGTTACAACTGTAGGTTCTTTAGGAATCGGATACTTACAGGGAATAGTCAAGTCTGATACGAAGTCTATGAACGCGTTTGGATTTATGCCTACATAATCTGGCGTGTATGTTAGTATAACACGCTGGCTACCTTCTCTTAGCCATGCACTAGTACCACGCTCGTTATAGAAGTTCGTGACTGTCTGACCAGTTACTTTCTCGAATACTTTCTGGCCGAAACAAATAAGAATGTCTATGTCCTCTAAGTCGTCTTTAGTATTTCGAACAAGCGGCTCTTCAAGGCCTACCTCAGCGAAGATGGGCTTGATGAAATAATTATGCAAGCTGTCCGATTTAGTGGTTAGTTCACTATATACGGTTGCATATGTCATCGATAGCTCCTATGTTCGCTGTTAATAGCGCCCGTGTGAATTTGTTAGTTTCTGCGAGTTGCATTTCGAAGTAATCATTCGGACGCTTTGTCTTCTCTGTATTACTTCCCAGACTAACTGCTGCACCCTGCAGTGCTGCATGAACTGGTAAAGCGGTGTCAACACTGCGAATCCAAGGACGTGCCAATCGAATCTCTTCGACAGTGGCCCAGATTCCGAGAAGATGATGGGGCTTACTGGAAAGTTCACCTTGATCCTCCATGAAAGCTAAGAAGCCCGCTCTACCTCCATACGGCCATATTGACTCGACAACTTTCGGGATATGGAGGCAGTCCACGTACGGACGTTGTACCAATGCCATATAACATTCGACAAGCTCGTCGGGTGTATTGCCTTGTACCACCGCAGCGTAATTAACAGGACCATCATTGTATCTCGGTCGGCTATACAGCAGTGCGTACTTATCGACGAGATCAATAGTCCTATCTCGTTCTCTGAAAACGTCTGGGAGAACAATTTCGTCAGGCCAACACATCTCGGCGGCATCCAAAATGCTTTGCCACTGAATGCTTGCGCCAAGCTCCCATAACCCGTTGTCGAGTATGACGTACGATAGTGGAAATACATGATGTTCAGGATGTTTCAGCACTTGCGGCGCTAGACATAGTTGCATTTCCCGATCTCTTAGTGCCGGTAACTCGTAGAAGTTCGGGGGAGGGATCACGCATAATTTCGGCCTCATCGTGTTTCAAATTCCTCCATGCTTGGTAAGCGACGGCATAAACGATGAGATCGTATATACTGTCATCGAGGGATTCATGGTTAGCTGTCCCTGCTTGAATGACGCTAGCTATACGATGCGTCTTAATCCAAATCAAGGTTGCCCAACTCTTATCCCCAAAAGGCATATGTTCTGGCATAGTAACCAAGTTGTTATAGTCGTGACCTTTGTCGGCAAGAATATTACGTACTTGGGCTAACACTTTACGTATCTGTGTTCCATGACGTCGAGCTAATCCTGTTTGGGTACTTTGAAGATGCTTTGTATGGTATGTGGGATACATTGTTATCTCCTGAGTTTACCCGCTTCACGAAGCAACTTTAGAGTCGCTGCATATGTTCCCGGTTCATACTCGGTAGGATCCCTAAAACCCGCATTCCAAATAGCTTCGATACGCTCTGTACATGTGCCGCATCGGCCACAATGTACGTCGCCACCCTTGTAGCAAGACCACGTTAGCTCTAAGGGTACTTCAAGACTTCGTGCTATACCGGCAATGCGTGACTTATCGAAATGGACAAACGGAGCGTCGAGAAATACGCGTCCTTCAGTTGCAAGACTTAACGCATATCTAGTAGCGTACATAAAGTCGGGGCGACAATCAGGATATACAGCGTGGTCTCCAGCATGCTGAGCTCCCATTATCGTTGTCGCGTCAATGCTATCCGCGTACCCTCCGGCTATACTAAAGAGGATCATGTTACGGTTTGGTACAACCGTAGCTTTCATGCTCTCTTCATCGTAAAGGCCTTCGGGTACGGGTACGTCCGTGGAAGTTAGCGCAGAGCCTGCAAGGAAGTACGAGAGTGAACTAAGGTTAATCTGCTTATAGTTCACTCCCGCCTTGTATGCAACCTCACACGCGGAGGATAGCTCTCGCCTATGTCGCTGCCCGTAGAATACACTAAGAGCAAATACTTCGAAGCCTTCCTGCATGGCCCAGTATATAAGCGTAGAGCTATCCATTCCTCCACTATGGAGTACTACCGCGCGTTTAGTCATTACTCTGCTGCTACCGTACCACTTACATCGTTTCGGACCGTACCGTCAGGAGTAGTTCGCTGTGTAACTTTGCAAAGAACTACTTGACCAATAAGGTCTTCAGGCTCGAACTCAATTTCTCCTTCAAGTTCTCCAACGTCCTCAAACCCACGCAGCATATTCTTTAGTCGCCACATTGTCTGAGGAAGAAGTGGAGTGTTGGTAAATACTCGACGGCCTTCATACTCGCCGGCTTCGACAGTGAAAGCCCATTCGAGCATAGGGTTCCCAGCCTGAGAATTCTTCTGCTTACAGGAGAAGAGAGAAGTCTCATAAGTACCGGCCGGGATAGCTGTGAAATCACCCTGTACGTCACTAAAATCGAATTTCATGGTTGTGTCCTTTCGTGACACTAGTGTATGTGTAGACGCGAAATTGCGAAACTACCGTTGGGTCATTATGCGGTGAATATCGTCGAGACACGGATTATGAATATCTGCCGTGAACGTTCCTCCGCGATTACGCGCTATTGGAGTACTCGACGTCTGATTCACCACTAGAACTCTTTCAAGTTTAGGCAGTGGTTCTCCCGCCTTTTCTGCACGTCGTACCTCCGATGCTTTAGGAGCTTCTACGTCTAAGTACGCCACGAGATCAAAGTATCCAGGGACTTCCACACTAAGCTTCCCAGCGAGGTCTGGAAGAACTGTTGATCGTCCAGTTTGCTCGTCAATAGTAGGCATTGCCAATGCGGTCGCGAAAACGTTGATGTCCGGTAACTTCGTCGCAAAAGCTGATACAACGGCGAGTATCTGATTCCTAGCAACTCCGTAGTCATTTTGCGTGAATTCATATTCGCTCCTACTTTTGTTCTCACTAGAGATGCGAGCACGGTCGAGCAGCGCTGTACGGTGCAATTCAGACAAGTTGTCAATGAATACGGACTTGAAACCGCCTCCGTTCTTACCACTTAGTTCTGCGAATATCGCGGTGAGGTTTTCGAATGTTCCGGGAGCGACTACGAAAGTCTCGTCGTTGATAAGATCTCGAATAGTCATATCTCCGGCATCGCACACAACGATAAGCGCAGGAAACAAGTTTTCATCTCCGAGTAACGTGCGGGCTAAGTAAGTCTTACCCGCTCCTGGAAATCCGTAAATAAAGGCACTGACGCGCGGTTTAATGTCGTCTTTAGCCTTCGTTTTGAACGTACGTTTCGCCATTAGAGCTCCTTACTCTTCGTGCGGACTAACAGTATCCGTTTTGTAGGTGTCTCGCGCCTCATCTACATATCTGGAGGTGACATACTCTTCAAAGAGAATCTTGTGCGCGGCCTCCTTACTAACCGCATGATAGACTGAACATGGAAACTTATACGCACACATACGGCAAGAGATGGGATTTGCATTCGGGTAGATAAGTACATCTGGATCCGACATCATCTTCGCAGTCTGTATGGCTCGCGCAGCAAATGCTTCTAGTGGGCGATTTCCCAAGTTGATCATCACACGGTTAATGAACGGCTTCTTTCCTAACTCCCATTTCATATCTTCATATTCATATTCTTTCTGGCCTGAGGCCTTAAGAGCGCGTCGATAGACCTGCCAGGAAGTCTTCTGACTCTTGTTCCTGGATAGTTCACCGTTAAGCAATATCGTAGGCTCTTCAGGGCCTTTGTTCTTAACAAGCGTGAACATAATGCCACCAAAGTCATCGCCGTAGATCTGCTTACCCGCCCAACTATATGCGCGAGCCTGCTCATCCTGGTCACCGAGATAATCGATGTAACCTTCGAAAGGCATGCCCGTGATCTTAAAGTCGTTCAGCCATATCTTATTATCCTGGAGAACGACGAGATCCCAACGTCCAGCAAATTGATGATCGTCGAAAAGAGGGACTGCAAAGTCCTGTTCGACGACTAAGACTTCGAACTTGTCATTCTCTTCCGCCCACATAATGTAGTTGTCGAGAATAGCCAAAGCGTCATCTGGGCCCTCTCCTACAGCCTCTTCAGCTTCAGCTACACAAACTTCCGGCGGTTTCCAAGGCGTATCATAATAACGTTCTAGGGCCTTGTGCATGAAAGTACCGATAGAAAGTGCGCGAGCAGGTGTAGAGGGGCTAAGGCCATGTCTGATATGCGAACTAAATGTCCATCTTAATCTGCAGTCAGAAAACGCTTTGATATCTGAAACATGGATATGCATAGTCCTGGGCTCCTTAATTTGTTGCTATCTTCTAATTATACTACAGATTCGTTAAAATAGCAAGATAGGCTCTTTACGGTAAATTAGACTCGGCCCCAATCAGCTATGATCTTGTTACTGACCATGACCTCATTAAACAACTCATTTTTCTGCTCAATCAGTTGCGTTACGTACTCATCCACAGTTCCAATTGCACGTATGGAGTAGATGAGAGGCTGCCGTTCTTGACCCATTCGGTAAACTCGGCCGACAGTTTGTCTGTAGGTGGATGCGGACCACGGGAGATCAAGAAATACCAGAACACGAGCAGCTTGGAGGTTTGCTCCCATGGATAAACTGTCGAAAGTGGAGACAAGAATCCGGTGTTCATCCAAGAGCTTGGATACGTCAACCGATTTGCCCTCACTAAAGAAAAGTGCGGCACCAGTCTTAAACCGAGCTGCGAATCGAATAGCTGGCTGACGGAAGGCACTGAAAACGACCACCTTTTCATCCTCTGCGAATCCCTCAATAAGATCCATTGCTGCATCAAGCTTAGCAGCCGGGATTTCTTTAGTATTCTCTCCGGCATAAAAAACACTTGCGTCTGTAGCTGCTTGACGTAAGAATGCCAGTCGTGCCATGTCATTTGTAATTTCTTTGTCCAGTTCAGCGACATACCCTTCTGTCTCAAAGAGATGGTATAGTCTTTCCTGTTCATTGTGGAGGGTGACAGGGACTGATATAAATTGTGGCTCGAGTAAATCGGCCAACTCTTCTTCGCGGGTTCGTCTAAGATACACTGGGAATAGTAAGTCATGCAATAGCTCCGTATTCTTAGCTCCCTTTACAATCTTCACGCGCGGATTATAATAAGGAGAATCGTAATCGA